GCCGATACTAAAGCGGGATCGTCGGCGTTGTCGCGTGCCGCTGTGACAATTGGTTGTAGTTGATGTCGGTTCATAGGTTACCCCTTAAAAGTCGATGTCTGTAGAAACAACCGCCGAGCCCTTAATGAATCGCTCGGCGTTAATGTTTTCAAATTTGTATATAGAGAAGCGCTTAGAAGCCCGGTCATAGTCGCCGCGCACGTATACGGCTTTTTGCAGGCCGTTCTTGCCGACTAGCTGGAAATAATCGCCGGGCTTTAGATTGCGGACTGTTTGAGTGCTCATAGCGACACCCCCGTATTCACGGCAACGCTGAGCACTAACAGTGCAAGTGATAAAGAACAAAGCGCGCCAATACCGCCCCATATGACGGATTGAATGCGGCGTTCGCGGGTGTCCACATAACTCAGCCCTTTACTGCCCCGGTAGACAGGCTCGTATGCAAGCGCACCACAGGCGGCACCAGCGACAGCACCAATAAGAGTGAAAGTAACGATAAAAGTAAGCATTGATTTAGTTCCTATATGAGTGAGTACAGTTGGACTATATATAGGATATCCCTATAGGTACAGGCCAATCAGTAAACAGCCCCCCGCTATGTGCGCCCCTTATTACTGAATGGAATAACAAACACCAACCACAGCCCCGCCAACCATATCGGGCTAGGCAATCGCGCCCATCAACAGCACCAGCCAACCCCACCCCCCAACCATTCACCAAATGAATGCATTTGTGCTCGCCCATCCACGAAAATGATGCACTACTATCAGTCCAACGAATGGAGCAGTCCTCGCCCATTCAAGCGATGAATATCGGCATCGGGGGGCCTCCGACCCCTGGCCCGACGAAGCACACGGCGCGCGCCGGTCTTATTTAGAACCGCCGTCATAATTAAAGGTGCTTTTTATAGGACGTGCATATATCATATAGTTATATAGCGTAAGTCGCTGTATCACGAGGAGACTTTGGTAGATTCATGTGATCTACCGTTGTTGCTGGTCAGCGGGGCCATCCCCTCCTCCTGCGTGGTCAAACTAAAACCAGCACTATTTGGAGGTCGGATGAAAGTAGTAATTGAGGGATTAGAAGAAGGTCAGGTGGCTGTCGTTACAGTTATCGGCACTGAGTACCTCGATGATGACGATCCCGACCCAGGCGAGGAATTACCAGAGGAGACGTCACAGCTTGTACGCACAGTTATAGGCAAAGTTGTGAATTTATAGATGAGCAGCGGAAAAGGTCGGCCACGTAAGCCCACTAAACTAAAAGAGCTTAACGGCACGCTACGTCCTGATCGGACTAACAAAAACGAACCTAAGTTAGACCTGTCGCTCCCAGACAGGCCGTCATGGCTTGACGAAGACCCGTTATCGGCTCAGCTATTCGATCAAGTTACAAAATACATGGTCGAAATGAACGTCGGCACCCGCGTCGACGGGTTAGCGCTTTCACTTTTATCAGACCAGGTCGCTATGTACTTACGTCTACGTCGAACCATTTTAGACGAAGGCGAACTGATCAATACACAAAACATTAATGGCGATCCGGTCATAAAACCGCATCCAGCCATTAGCCCCCTTAACCAGGCGTTCACCAATATCAACCGACTGCTCAGAGAGTATGGCCTTACAGCCAGCAGCCGTTCACATCTAAATGCAAGAGCTGACGTGAACACGCCTATCAACACATTTGAGGATTTTCTTAATGGATGACTCACAAAAGAACTGGTTCATGGTCGCCTGGCCGGTGCTTACCGCAGTCGTAGGTATGGTTTGGATCGCAGGAAGCTCGAGCCAAGAAGTGGCAGAGGTTCGCAAAGACGTCGAAATAGTACAGCCCTTAGTTGCTCGCGTTGCTGTTTTAGAAGCTGGGGCCAATACGACCAAAGAAGATCTACAAGAGATAAAAGAAGACCTAGCAATAATTCGCGACTACATCCTCGAGAAAGGTCGATAGGAGTCGTTATGAACTTACTTTCACTATTAGGACCGGTGGCTGAGATTGGCAAAAGCTACCTCAACAACAGGGCCGAGAAGTCGAAAGCAAAACACGAGCAGCAACTACAAGTCATAAAAAATGGCGCAGAGTGGGAATCTAAGATGGCTGATGCTTCTGCATCGAGCTACAAAGACGAGTTCTGGACGCTTGTGTTAGCCGCTCCAATATTCATGATTGGCTACGCTATCGCTATGAATGATGTTGCTGTGATTGAGCGCGTCGGTATGGCGTTTGCAGCACTCAACACTCTACCTGAGTGGTATCAGTACCTTCTGTTTTTGGCAGTTAGCGCAAGCTTTGGCATCAGGGGCGCTGACAAACTGATGAAGCTTAGAAAGTAGTATGTCTTCTAAGTGGGCAACGTCTGACGCAAAGATCGCCAAGGTAGCTTGGGATTACGCTAAAAATGTCGTCTCGGGCAAAGTACCAGCCTGTAACAACATCAAGCTGAGTTGCCAGCAAGCGTTGGCAATGAAAAAGCGCAAAGATATTAAGTTTGATAACAACGCCGCAGCTAGGCCTATCCGGTTTGCGTCGTTCCTGCACCACCTTAAAGGGCCACTCGCTGGTCAACCTATCGAGTTCGAGCCTTGGCAGGTGTTCCTGGTTAGCCAGGTCTACGGATGGCTTCGCTCAGACGGGCAGAGATTACGCCGGTCTGTTTACATCGAGGTTCCACGTAAAAGTGGCAAGAGTACTTTGTGCTCTGTGCTCAGTTTGTACCATCTTATGGCAGACAATGAGTCCAGTGCAGAAATCTATTCAGCAGCCACAAGTCGTGACCAGGCACGTATCGTATTTGGCGATGCCCAGGCTATGGTCAAAGGCAGTAGCCATTTAAATAAACACCTGACAGTTCATAGGAGCTGCATAAGCTTCGAGGCTAAAAACGCTAAGTTTGAGCCGTTAAGTGCTGACGCAGGGTCGTTAGAGGGGCGCAGTCCGTCATTTGCAGTTGTCGATGAGCTACACGTACACAAGACCAGTGAGGTCTACGATGTACTGAACGTCGCTTCTGGTGCGAGAGCCCAGCCGCTGCTGTTCACAATCACAACAGCCGGAGTAAACCGCGAAGGTATCTGCTACCAGGTACGTGACTACGCTTTGAAAATACTAGAAGGCCACGTCGACGATGACACGTTCTTCTCCCTGGTGTACGGCATCGATGAGGAAGACGACTGGCGGTTGCCAGAAACTTGGCAGAAAGCTAATCCAAACTACGGGGTGTCCGTCCAGCCCGACGATCTAGCTAGGCTAAGTAAGCAAGCCGAGGAATCACCGTCGGCCGAAACCAACTTTAAGACTAAGCGTCTGAATGTTTGGTGCTCGACTAACAGTGCCTGGCTGTCTATGTCTGCCTGGGACGCTTGTGATAAACGCCGACCACCAATAGAGCAGTTTAAAGGCCAACCCTGCTATATAGGGTTAGACCTGGCATCAGTAAATGACTTCGCTTCTGTCGCTTTGTTATTTCAGCAGAACGGTGAGCTATATCCCTACGTCTACAACTTCCTGCCTATGGATACCATCGTAGACAAGTCGGGAGCTATGGGCGCTAAGTATCGGGAATGGTTAGATAAAGGCTACATCACTGCAACCGATGGGTCGGTCACCGACCTAGCATATATCAAGCAAAAAATACTAGAAGCCTGTGAGCAGTATCACGTCAAACAAATAGCTTTTGACCCATACGGAGCTCATGAGCTTGTCAGTGAACTGATGGACCAGGGGCTACCTATGGTCAAGTTCCCGCAAAACATCATGAACATGTCAGACCCAGCTAAAGAGTTCGAAAAAGCTGTACTAAGTAAACGCATGGTTCACGGCGACGACCCAGTCGTCCGGTGGATGGCTAGTAACTCTGTGATTTGGACTGACGTTAACGACAACATCAAAGTCAAAAAAGACGCTGCCGCAAACAAGATAGACGCAGTAATCGCAATCATCATGGCCCTGGGTCGGATGAAGGTCCACGCCGGACTACAACCGTCACCCTACGAAACGCGCGGTATTCGCACACTTTAGGAGCTCCTATGGCATTTTGGAACAAGAAGTCAGAGGCGGCTGAACAGAAAAGCATAAGCTACGGCCTCGATAGCCCGGCACTGATGGAACTAATGCTACGAGGAGATAAGCCCTCACTTAGCGCCGTCAGTCCAGAAACAGCTATGCGACTGTCGACCGTATATTCCTGTATCAAAGTTCTATCCGAGACAGTTAGTACCTTACCTTGTCACTTGTACAAGCTAAGCGCTGATCGCGTCAGCAAGACACACCAGTGGTCTGACATGATGCACTCGCTTGTGTACCGCTCACCTAACGATTGGCAGACAGCACAAGAGTTTTGGCAAATGCAGGTCGTGAACCTGTGTCTTCGTGGTAACAGCTATAGCTATATTGTTCGTGGCGAGTCTGGTCGTGTTGTTTCATTACATCCGATCCCTACCGATTCCGTATCGGTCGATGTCCAGCATCAAAACCAAATTACATACCACGTCACCATCGGTGAAAAAGGTAGCCAGCGCACAATGATGCTAAAGCCCAGCGAAGTGCTTCACTTCAAGGGCATGACCACTGACGGCATTCGAGGTATATCGCCTATTTCTTACCAGGGCGCTCTATTGGGTGGCGCTATCGAGCAAAGAGACCACGCTAATAACGTGTTCTCTAATGGCAGCACACCTCGCGGTGTCTTACAGGTCGACGGCACGCTTAGCGATGACGCCTACAAGAATCTTAAAGAATCTTGGGACTCAGCTCATGGCGGGACACGTAACGCTAACCGCGTTGCTCTGCTCGAGGCCGGTGTAAAGTTTGAGCCTATCTCTATGAGCCCAGGCGATGTACAGCTTATCGAGACTAGGAAAATGTCTCGTGAGGAGATATGCGGAATCTTTAGAGTACCTCCGCACATGATTGCTGACCTGTCACGAGCTACGTTCTCAAACATTGAGGCTCAAGGTTTAGATTTCTACAAATCGGCTATATCGCCTTATCTGAAATCTTTCGAAAACCGAATGGACTATCAGCTCCTGGGCGACAGCACTCGATGCTTTAAGTTTGACGTCTCCGAGCTAATTCGTGGCGACTTCCAGGGCGAAGTTGAGGCTTACAGCAAACTGCTGACTATGGGCGTTATGTCTCCCAACGAAGTTAGGTCACGCCTGGATATGAACCCCCGCGAAGGTGGGGATGACTATGTCAGCGACAGTAACAACCTGACATTCGGTAACGAAGACGAGCCTCAGCAAGAACAACCCCAAGAAGAGCAGAACCAGGAGGACACACCAGATGGTGAACCTAGTTCCTACTGAGCAGATGGCCGCAAATGCAAAACGCGGCCTAGCGATGCGGCGTGAGTACAACCGAGGTGGTACAGCAGTTGGCGTAGCCAGGGCAAGAAGCATTGCCAATCGTCAAAAGCTTAGCCCTAAGACAGTAAACCGCATGGTTTCGTTTTTTGCGCGTCACGCAGTTGATTCTGAGGCTGAGGGCTACCGATCAGGTGAGCCAGGATATCCATCGGCTGGAAAGATCGCCAATCTACTTTGGTCAGGCCCCGCAGGTTATGCCTGGGCTAAACGAAAGCAACGAGAATTAGAGAAATCAAACGAGGTTCCTATGAAAAAGGTATTTCACCTTGAAGACGTCAAGCTTTATCAAGAAAACGACGAGCGCAAATTCGAAGGCTACGCCAGCACGTTTGGCAATATGGACCGTCAAGGCGACGTTGTCGATTCTGGAGCTTTTTCAAAAAGCCTGGCTGACCACGGCATACAGAAAACTATGCCAGCGATGCTTTTACACCACGATTTAAAGCGTCCGATTGGCCGCTGGACATCGATGGTAGAAGACCAAAAAGGCCTACGAGTCACCGGCACATTAACCGCTGGCGTTCGCGATGCCGATGAGGCCTACGCATTACTTAAAGACGGAGCCATAAATAGCATGTCTATTGGCTACCGAGTGCGCGATGAGGAGTACAACTCGCGCAGTAAAGCTAATCACCTTAAAGAGATTGATCTGCATGAGGTCTCTTTAGTGACTATTCCCGCCAACGCTTCGGCAGTCGTATCGGCTGTTAAAGACGAGGCCGGAGACATCAACATCCGCGAATTAGAGACTGTCCTGCGCGACGCTGGGCTCTCTAGAAAAGAAGCAAAGGCCATTTTGGCTGACGGCTTCAAGGCGCTAGATGTTGATGAAGAGGAGTTGATTGAGAAGGCTCAAGATGAGTGTGACGCTCAAATCGAGATTGATCATCAGCGACTCAAGGCGATGCTGGACAAACTAACCATCATCAAATCCAAACCCACGCAATAGGTAATTGTTATGACAGAAGAAACAAAAACTGTCGAGGACGTTTTAGTTGCATCGGTAGAGGACGTCAGCCTCGAGGTCGTTGAGAAGACCATCGATGAGGTTGTGTCTAAGAACGAAGCCGTGACCGCTGAAAACGCGTCTCTCAAAGCTGAAGCTGAAAAAGCCTCAGAAGAACTAGTGGCTATTAAAGCCGATCTCGAAGAGATCAAGGCCAAGCAAGCCGCCCCAACTTTCATCCGCAATCTTGGAGATAAACAAGACATGGAATCTAGAGATTTATTCAAGACCTTTATCAAGGAAGGCGCTGACGGTCTGCGCAGCAAAGCTGCTGACCTCCAGATCTCAACCGATGCTCAAGGCGGCTACGCTTTGCCAGAAGAGCTCCGTCAAGAGATCATCAAAATCCAACACGAAGTATCACCGATGCGTCAGGTATGTTCTGTCGCACAGGCCGCTACTACAGATGTTAAGCAACTCGTTAGCACAGGCGATGCCGCTTCTGGATGGGTTGGTGAGACTACTTCACGCGCACAGACTGATTCACCCGAGTTGGCTCAGCGCACTGCAACCTTTGGTGAAGTGTATGCACGTCCTCGTGTATATCAGCACCTCATCGAAGATGGCTTCTTCAATGTAGAAGATTGGCTGTTAGGCGAAGTTGCTCGTCAGTTCTCAGAAGCAGAGGGCGTAGCCTTCTTGTCTGGCAACGGCACCAACAAGCCCGTCGGTATCTTGAACGGTCTGACTTTAAACGCAGACGGTGCGGCTAATGACGGCACGGGTGCATTTGAGGTTCTCAACACAGGAACTAACAACGCTTTGGCAGCTTCAGACTCAGCCACTATTGAGTTCTTACGCACTGTCGTTAAGGCAGTTAAGACTCCATATCTACCTAACTGCCGCTGGATGATGAACAGATCTACCCACCAGGCCCTCATCAACCTCAAGAACAGCGACGGCGAGTACTTCCTCCAGCGTGATCTCACGCAAGCTGGTGCAACGTCTTTGTTCGGCCACGGAATCGTTATCAACGAAGACATGGACGGAATCGATGAGGCAGCTCACAGCGCACCAATTATGTTTGGTGACTTCGCTCGTGCGTTCCAGATCGTCGACCGCGTTGACGTAAGCGTCCTACGTGACCCCTACACCAACCCAGGATCGGTAATGTTCTACAGCCGTAAGCGTGTTGGCTCTATGGTCCTTGACGCACAGGCAATGAAGGTTGTGGGCGTAACACACGCTTAATTAACAGTTGAAGGAGAAATGCTATGGCAGACCCCGTGACTTTTGCAGAAGCGAGACTTCACTTGCGTCTGCCTAGCACCATTGACAGTGATGAACAGGCAGAGATCGAACGTATGATTTCTGTAGCGACTGAATACGCTGAGTCGTTCACCAATCGAGTCTGGTCTACAGGTTCGAAGACGGTTTACTTCGATGCGTTTCCGCTACGCGGTAGTCGTAACAAGCTTGGTTTGTACTTGCCTGGAGGCAAGATCAGCGGCATCACATCTGTAACTTACTATGACTCGGACTATGCCCAGCAGACGCTGGCGAGCTCCTTGTATCGCTTAGTAGGCGCTACAGATTTGGCTTACCTTTACCCCGCAATGGGTGAGGTCTGGCCTACCGATGTCGCTGATGAACCAAAGCATGTTGCGGTGACTTACGCGCTAGATGGTTCAGTTTCTGTTCCAGCTTCCGTCAAGCAAGCTATCTTGCTGGTTATGGGATCACTGTATGAGTACCGTGAAGACGGCATTATTGATAATGCTGGTTTGGCGCTTGTGAAAGCCCCAAAAGGTGCTGATGACCTTCTCTCTCCATACCGACTACGCATAGCGTAAGGGGGGACAATGAGAGCAGGTTCACTGAGGCATACAGCAACTATCTATCAACGCGCAACTTCACCTGATGCCTACGGAGCTCTTGACCACACCATGACTGCTGATTCTGTCACTCACAAGTGCAGCATCAAACAACGAACTTTTAGAGAGCGTGCAGAAAATGGTCAGTTAATGAGTCGGATCGAGTTCGAGCTACAGTTCCGCTATAGCCCCGAACTTGAGCTGTTAAATCCCGGCGCTCAAATCAGCGTTGCTGGTCGCTTACTTGAGGTTCTGAGTAGTTCAGACCCAAAGGGTAAACGTCAGAACGTGGTGATCTACGCGGAGGACGTCAGATGATTGACCAGTCCCTCCGTACTTACATCCTTGGTGATTCAACAATCACTTCAAAGATAGCTACTAACGGCGTCTACCCACAACGGCTACCGCAGGAAGTCGACAAGCCTTGCATCGTTTACACGGTACAAGACGGAATCGAAAGCCTAGTCGCTGGGGGTGTGTCGGCGTTACGTCGTTATCAAGTTGACCTTACAGTCTTCGCAGAGAAGTACAGCGATATGCGTGAGATTACTCAAGCAGTCGTAGCTTCTATGAACGGCCTGTCTACAACGCAAAGTGGTGACCTAATCCAGGGGTGCCGTATCCACAACATCGTCAATGATTTTGAGGAAACCCTTCAACTATATACATCAACCTTAGACCTAGTCTTAATCGTTAAGGAGAGCTAACGCAATGGCAGCAATTCAAGCGCCCTTCACAGGGCAAGAAACAAAGCTGTATGCGAAAGCGAGTGCTCATACACTCGCCAGCCTCGTAGCCGGTGACTTAGTCGGTGAAGTTCAGAACATCGGAGACATGGAGCTCTCCGCGAACGTAATCGAAGTCAGCAAATACGGGTCAGCATACAAAGGTAAACTGGTAGGCCAGAAAGACAGCGGCACAATTGATATTAGTCTTAACTGGGTTCCAGACTCGTCTACACAATCAGCACAAGCATTGATGCAGTCGTCTTACTCATCAGGCGCGAAGGTCTACTTCGTTGTCGTATGGGCAGACGCTGGCTCAGGCTTAGCTGCATGTGAGTTTAGCGGGTATGTCCAAAGTTACAGCATCAGCCAGCCACTGGAAGATGTAGTCACAGTCAACGTCAGCATCAACATTGATGGTGCGGTTACGTTCGACACTGACGGTACTTTAGGCAGTTAAATATAGCGGGACACTCTTAGCGGGGTGTCTCGTTTTTTTTGGTCAGGAGGAGATAACAGATGGCACTAAGTAGAGATCAGATTTTAGGAGCGGTTGACTTTAACTTTGTCGACGTTGACGTCCCTGAGTGGGGTGGAAGCGTCCGCTTAAGAGGTTTGTCGGCAGCAGAGCGTGATGAGTTTGAGGCAAGCCTTGGTGTTAGCCAGGACTTAGTCAACATGCGCGCACGGCTTGTAGTGAACTGCCTGGTCGATGAGAACGGCGACAAGCTGTTCAAGTCCAGCGAGGCAAAAGAGCTAGGTAAGAAGAACGGCCAGGTAATCAACATGCTGTTCGATGAGGTCAGAAAGCTGTCAGGTATGGCAGACGAAGACTTAGGAATCGCCGAGGGAAACTAAAAGACCCAGTGCGGCGATTTAAGTTTCGCCTGGCACTCGCATTGGGTATGACCGTCAGGCAACTTGAGACCCAGATTGAAAGCTCTGAGCTATTGGAGTGGATGGTGTTCTTTGGTCTTGAGCCCTGGGGGTCTGTCCGCGAGGACTATAGAGCTGGGCTTATCACCGCAACGCTTGTAAACGTCAACGGCGGCAAGAAAGGCGGTAAGCCCGCTCAACCCGACGATTTTTTTACGCTTTACAGTCGACACAGCAACAGACGACAAAGCAACCAACAACAGATGAACATCTTTAAACGGATTGCGGAGTTCCAAAATGGCTAGAGACTTTAGAGAGGTAAAGCGTCGTGGCGGTATCTACACAGAGTTTACTGTCGACGGCCTCAGCGCTATAGAAAAAGAGTTTATGAGAATGGAGAAGGAGCTTCGTACTCAGGAAGGTAAAAACGCCATGACCTCCACCATGAAGCCCGTCATGGCAAACGTCAAAGGCAACATCCGACGACAAGGGTTAACAGACACAGAGTCCCTGCATCGGTCAGGGAGAATCACCAATGGACATGTGAAGCCGCAAGACTTGGTCTGTGATGTCCGGTTCGGAACTGACAGGCGCGGCAGTTATAAACGTAATGCGCGAGCTACAGCGAACAAGAAAGGTGATCGCAAACCGGCATACGCTTTGCAGAACGAATTTGGAACAAAGGACAGCGCCTTCGGCCCGACAAAGGAACGACCGTTTATGCGTCCAGCATTTGACGGTAAAGAAGTGCAGATAGCAGAGAGACTAAAACAAAGACTAAAGAATCGAATTATCAGATTCAAACTACCGTAAGAGGCTTACGACATGGCTACTTCAGTACTAAGAACGCTCGCAATACGCTTGCGGATGAACTCAGCGGCCTTTCGTAAAGACGTTGACCAGGTAGACAAGCGCTTTAGAAAAATGACGTCGAGTATGCGTCGTAGCTCTATGCAGTTCCAGAATAGCCTGGGACAGCTAGGAGTCACGCTTGCCAGCGGCTTTGGTATGGCGGCAGTCGCTAACGCAGCAGATGAAATGACCAACCTGCGTAACAAGATGAAAGCGACATTTGAGACAAGCCGTGAAGTTGCCATAGGTATGAATCAAATACGATCAATCGCTAAGGCATCTCGCTCAGACCTATCATCAGTCGGTACGCTTTATCAGCGTATTGCAGTATCTACAAAACACCTGGGAACAACGCAAAGAGAAGTAGCAGACGTTACTGAGGTCATCACGAACTCATTCTTGATGTCAGGCACAACGGCATCAGAAGCGGCTAACTCAGCACGCCAATTTGCCCAGGGTTTAGCCAGTTCTGCTCTTAGGGGAGATGAGTTCAGGAGCGTCAGCGAGAATAACGTCGTACTAACAAACATGCTGGCCGATGGTCTAAACATGACGGTCGGCGAGCTTCGTAAGTTTAGTCACGAGGGCGGTCTTACCGCAGAACGTATACTACCGATACTACGTGGCGAGCTAGAGGGAACACGGGAAGCCATCTCGAATATGGACGTGACACTTTCCCAGGCTAGAACATTATTCAACAACTCCTTTACCGAGATGGTTGACCGAGTCAACTCAGCGTTTAACGTCACCAATAAACTCGCAGTTGTAATTAAAACGCTTTCGGAAAACATACACATCGTAACCGTTGCCGCAGCAGGGTTAGCCAGCGTATTGATGGTCAACGTGGTTCGAGGGTTTCTCGCTTGGATTGCTGTGTCTACTTTCACAACTGTCACGGCGATTGGCGGCTTACTTAGCGCTGTCATTGGCTTAACGTCATTCTTAGTTCGCGGCTTTGTAGCCGGGTTAGCCGCAGCAACCAGCGCGATTGTTAGGTTTAGCATAGCGCTATTGGCTAACCCAATCGGCCTGATTGTGACCGGAGTTGTAGCGCTTGGCGCTGCTTTGGTTTACGCACAGGAACGCTTTGCCATACTTGAAAACGGGCTGGCGCTCTTTGACAAGATGAAGACGATTGTGGGTGCCACAGTCGATGTCATAAAAGCTGAGTTTGAAAAAGCGCTTTTGAACATCGAAATCTTCTTTGCAGGTATTCGCAAGAAAATCGCCGACGTGCTGTTTGATCTAGGCGCGGACACTCTTGCCAACGGTATCCTGCCGGATGAAGGCGTTGGCGTACTTGTCGCTCGAATGAACAGCGTAGCTGCTGCGTCAGAGGCCGCTAGTGCTCGCATGAAAGCAGCCTTTGCTGAGCCTTTCACTGTTATAAGTGGCGACGACGGTGCTTCTCCAGTTGACGCTATCAAAAACAAAGTAGCAGAAATGATGTCAGCTTTAGGTGTGGGCGATGAGGGCCAAGGCGGCGGCATGGGCGGTATGTTCACTGGCATTGTTGAGAGCTTCAACTCAATGGGCGATACCGTCATGACCAAGATGGCCGAGATGTTCCCCGGCCTAGTCAAGTTCTGGCAAGTGCTTAAAGGGGGCAACCCTGACCCAGTTGAGGCAGAAGCCGGGGCCGCAGAAGACGGTCCTATGTCGTGGGCTGAAAAATGGCAACTAGCACTTGAGAAGTTCGGAGAAGCTTGGCAGTCGCTCAAGACAGGAGCTGGTGGTGCTATCGACAAGCTGAAAGAAAAGTATCGATCACTTGATGACGTGCTGATGGCTGGAGCGCAGAAGTCTAAAAAGATTGCCGCAATTCGCCGGGCTATCTTGCTGAAAGAAGCAATCATGCAAGGAAAAGCCGCAATACTAAAAGCTTGGAACAGTGCTCCATTCCCCGCAAACCTGCCTGGCGTTCTCATGACAACCGCGCAGACCGGCTTGGTTATACGAGACATCATGAAAGGCCAGGCACACGACGGCATGGATTCGTTACCGTCTACAGGTACATACATGCTTGAGAAAGGTGAGCGTGTTCTGTCGACTAGAGCTAACCGAGATTTAACAAGTTTCCTAGCTAATAAGAACCAAGGTAGTAAAATGAATGGACCAGAGAGTGTCACGCTACAAGTTAACGGCGTGTCTGATCCAGACCTAGTGGTCAACGCTCTGGCTTCACGAAGGGGTGAGCTGGAAGCAATGATCCGGTCGATAAGCGCTGAAAACGTGCGCGTATCACCCTTTTAGGAGTAACAAATGATAACCATACCTAGCAGCGTCAATACAGCTTTAGCGTCCAGCACCTACAGGACTTCACTGCTGGTTCATCTCCCTGGAGTTGGTTTTAAAATCACCGACAACCACAAGCCGATTACCTACAACTCAACGACTTACACAACGTCGGATGAGGTCGTACTAAAAACTAGCAACATCAACAGGACGACAGACATTGCCGCTAACAGCTACACGTTGACCTTTGCTGGCGCAGACAAATCGGCATACCAGGAATACACCAATAGCGGTACTGACTACGTTAGGCACGTCGGCAAGACAGGCACTCTCTACCTCGCGTTTCTCGATGACAACTACGAGTTGTTGGATTCTGGAAGCGTCATAGAGCTGTATACCGGCGTAGTTGATACCTGGGAGCTCAATGAGACAGCAACGACTAGTGAGTTCTCAGTCAAGTTATCAAGCCACTGGGCCACCTTTGAAGTGACCAACGGTCGCTATACGAACAGCAGCAGTCAGCAGGAGTACTACGCAGGAGACGAGATCTTCAAGTATTCCCATCAAGAGAAATTACCGATTAAATGGGGTAGCTAGTATGGTTTGGGGCATTATTGCAGCAGTAATCGCGGTCGTTGCTTCCGCTGGCGTGTACTACCAGCAGAAGAAGATGGAAGCCCAGGCGGCCAAGCAAGCACAGGAAGCTAAAGCCGTACAAGTTAGCGGCCACGACAGTAACCGTGGTCTGT